AAACTTTGATTACATAGTTTGCAATCAATTCTTCATCTATTTGTACTTCATCTAATATACGTTTTCTGTATTCTTCAACAACGACATCCATATTAAATTTGTAACTCTCATCATTTGATTTTTCTCTATGTAGGTTTATATGCATTCTAATTTCGTCAGCATACTGATTTACATATCTTCTACACACCTTCATTATTTTTTTGTTAGATAAGTCCAGATCATTATTGATAATCAAGCATCTGGTATCAACCAAGTTATTTACATTATTATCCCAAATGATATTCTTCTTTTCCCACGTACAAATATAATCGCACAATTCATTCATAGGAGAGGGAGAGTGATAAGCATTTAACTTTATTTTTTCCTCTTTATTCTCTATCTGCTTATTTTTTTCATTTAAAGTTTTGTATGTTTTAAGTTTTGAAGGATAGTTATAAAGTAAAAAATATGGTAGCTGCTTTAAGTGCTTTCTCAATCCACTGTTCATTTGCCAACGAAATCCCGTTTTAAGAAAATCAATTTCTTTCCTTTATACCCTCGGGTTCCCGATATTTATTAGGGGAGTAGACCATATCTTCATCCTATTAGGATGTGCAGCACTTCCAAATAAGGAATTTCACCTTAAATGTACTTCCTTGCGGAATGGTCGTTGTACCTTTCTCTGTTAGAGACTTGGCACAGGATTGTCATATTGCCTTTAATTTTTTATCTTCTAAGAATTGATCCCAACCTTCAGGTCTTACATGTTTCCATCTTCGATCACTCATAATTCCAGAATAAATATATTTATATGGAATTTTGTATTTTTCTGAAATATCACTAACACTAATTCCATTAATCATATCAATTTTAACTTTTTCAATTATTTCTTCTGTATATTTTGCTGTTTTCTGCTTACTTCCTTGATTTGCTATTCTACATTTTTCTCTATGCTCTTTTGAAATTGGTTTACCTTTTTTAGATTCACTTAAATGTTTTCTATGCTCTTCAGTTTTAACATAACCCTTATGAGACTCTGATATAAGTTTTTTAGTCTCTTCGCTATGCCTTTTACCTAGCATATTTATTCTATTTTTCTCACCGATTTTCCTTTTTGATTCATCTGACAGTGGAACCATTTTACACTTCTCTCCACCAGTTGTTAGATTAAAACCGTTTTCAAAAGTGTTAAATTCTTTAATATATTTTTGTTCTAACTTGTCTAATGTTTCTTTTGTTATATTTTCTTTCTGTATTAACTCAAAACTTTCTATTGGATAAAATTTAAAATTTTCCTCACCATATTTATTCCAAGCATTTTGAAGATAAGTATTTGAATGATGATTATTTTTTAAATTCCATTTATGAAATATCCATCTTCTATAAAAGTTTTCATATGTCTGTCCAATATACTTTGTTTTTGTCTTTGTACATTCAATACAATATATACCATAGTGCTGACGTTGATATTTAATATCTGTAAAATTTATATCTTGCATTAAATTCCTCCTCATAATTATTATACAATAGTTGGTATCAACTTGTCAACAACTAATTGATATCAACTTGACAACAACTTGTGATAATGCTAAAATCGTTATCAAGGAGGTGAGATAAATGCCAGCAGGTAAAGTAGCACCACATAATACTCGTACTAATATAACAATTTCAAAAGAACTAAAAGCTAAACTAGAAGAGTTAGCAAAACAACAAAACAGAAGTTTTAATAATTTAGTTATTTCAATTCTTAAAGATTATGTTGATAACACTCATTAAAATGGGTGTTATTTTTTGGCAACTTAGATTTTCCCTGTTAGCCAGATTATTAATTGTCATTTCCTACAACTACTAAGCGTTAATCTGACACCATAGATTTCTATGTTCACTGCATTTGCTTATATACATTACTGTATATAGGGGCTAATATTTAACCCTGAAAAATTCTAAGCAACGACGAATAATTTGAATATAATTCTTTTATATCCTCATTAGTTGTATATCTGTTTTCGATGCTTGTTGCTACGTTTGTTATCTCACCGATCCGGTTATCCCTAGTCATAACTTCATTCTCTATGATATTTTCTTTGGTGTATGGTTTTGATTGAGCTGTGACCTTATCCTCTACATCAAGAATAATATGTTTATCAATTTTAGAATCAATAACTATAGGTTCATCACACAATAAGAAAATGTCTCCATCGCAGTCGGCTCCACCCTGTTGTGGAAGAGATACATCATACATATTAAACATTACAACATCTTGGTCTTTGAAACAGTCAAACCATCTACTGATAATATCATTCTTGGTAATTTTAACTTTGTTTACCTCTGATGGATCTACCAATGGTGAACGAAGAGAAATAATATCACCACAATCAAAATTACCACTATATATTTCTCTTTCACCCAAGCAACCAACAGGTTCTTCGCCAACTGCATATTGTAAATATCCAATCATGTCACCGACACCAACATGATAAAAACCTGAGCAATAAATTTTTCCGACTTTTGCTTCGTCAATAGATTTCTTAAGTTTTCGATATATAAACTGCTTTACAGCCGGATCTTTCAGCATGACATCATTGATTAAAGCAGCTTCAAGATATTTACTCTCTGGCTCGTATCCATCGGTATCCATGATACCCATGAACTTATAAGTGTAAAACTTATCCCCTTTTATTATCTTTTCAAATAGAGCAGTAGTATATTTCGCTAAAGTTATAATTTTCCCATCATTATTACTGTCAAGAATATCATAGTTACTTACAGATTTATTTTCATAAGCGTCAATGTATTTTTGATTCCATAGATCCAAACATTGTAAATATTGAAAATTCATTCTGGTATATTTGTTTAGGTATTTTACGTGATGACTATATTTACTGATCCCAAGTTTGAATTCATATTTCCTAACGGTATTCATATATTCAGTCCAAGCATTATCACCGTACTTTTCTTTAAAAATTTTGTGTCCTTTAAACATAGAAATATTCCAAATACAATCAATCATGCTGATAGGGTGCTTTGTACCATAAATATCTGTAATGTATTCATATCCCCATTCTTTAAGTATCTGCCTAAATGGAACATAAACAGAATATCCCTTAATAAATGGTAAACGAACTTGAGTTCCAATTACATTATAATCAAGTCCTAGTTGTGCACTGACATTTTCCATAAAACCATGTTCATGACAGCCGCATCCATCAAAAGGGGAAATTTTCAAATCCTTATATCCCTCTTCAATTTCTCTTGACTTATACTTTTTTGTTTTGCCAGTCTCTTTATCTACAAATTCCTTTTCTCTTTCAACAACATACTTGATTAGCTGATTTTGCAAAGTCTTTTCATATTCTCCAATAATTACAATATTTGGCATATAGTCTTTAATCAGAATACAGGAACTAAAAGGTAAACATCTTTGAGCTTCGTACTTTGAAATTACACATTTGTCAATTTTAATATCCATTTGTGTAACTATATATAACTCATCAAAAATTGAATCACAAACAAAAGCAGTAATACCATCTTTGCCTTGTGAAGCAGATTTACCAAAACGCGAATAATGAATACCATTATATATGAAACCAACATCAAGTATATGTCTCAGATATTCTTCCTGTTTAGGATTTTTCTTTGCAACCACCAGTAAAATTTCTTTGATATGTGATGAAAAATGTCCACGAAGTCTTTCAATCTGATCAAATAATGGGCAGTTCCCCTGAGCAATCAGAAATTCTTTTTCGATTTCTGTGGTTCTATCTATGTTTACGTTATAGCTTTGGCGGATAATTTCCTTAATTGGAAGTTTAACTAGCGTATACTGTGTATTATTGATTGCGAATCACCTCCAAAGCTTCGGTCTGCCACTCATTAATTTCGTCCTGAAATTCTAAAATACGATCATAATATTTTTCGTAACCTTTAAAATATATACATGGACTTTTTAATTCTTGTTTGTTTCTTTCCATTTCACATGTAAAGAAATTGAAAATATCTGGTTGATATATACCATAATCTAAAATTTCACCCTCAAACAATTTTTCCATATAATATTCTTTTTTCTTGTCTTGGGACATCTTACAAGTATTCATAGTATCTGACATTAAACTTTTAATAAAAATATCCAATGACGCATCATAGCCATCTTTCATCTTTCCTCGTTTAATTTTATGTAAAGTTCCATCAAACTCTTCAAATACAGTTGTATGGCATTTTTTACAAATCAATGTAAAATAATTAATAGTATCAACCAATACTAATTTCTTACCACATATGGGACACCTTTTTATTTTACATTGAATACTTGGTATACTAATTGTTCTCATAATTATCCTCCCTATGAAATTTCTATTTTTAATTTTCCATCATAGTCTTCACTGCATATCCAAGCCATTCCAATAATTCCTTTATGTCAAGAAAGCAATCAGAATGTCTATATTCACCATCCTGATTATCAATGTAATTTTCTCCTTCATATATTCCATATCCACAGTAAGAGCAGTAGTTTCTTGCTGTAACAGGATACCAATTTGGACATTGTGAATGGCAAGGTGTCTGCTTACATATGCTACAAATTATGCAACACCTCCTATATCATATTTCTCTATTCTTTCATGCACATATCCATCATTTGTTGTATAGTAGATATCCCTAATTCCTAAATCTTTAATAGCTGCCATACAGGAAGGACATGGACGCGATAGTCCATATGGTCGATCCTTCCTGATTCGATATATGTACAGCTTTACTCTGGAGAAATTAATATCCAAGTGTTTGATGGAATTAATGCAACTGATCTCGGCGTGAAGTTTTGGCAACATCATATCTGATTGCTTGCGATACTTGTTGTAAAACTTTTGTGTAGGATGAGTCTTATTACAATTGCATCCAATTCCAATAATGGTTCCTTGATATACAGCAACACATCCAATATGAGTCTTATAGTAATCAGATACCATAGCAGCTTGTCTCGCTTTATCAAAATATTTATAATCGTTTTTTGTTAGCATTTATCCTTTCTTCCTCGAATAGTTCGTTTCCTCTATCAAAACATTTGATTTCGTATTCATAATGTTCAATACAGTCATCAAAATAATTTTGTGATAATAAAGATGATACATATCGTAGTATTTCAGTTTTTATTGTTTTTCTGTCTCCTGGGAATGTTATATGTTCCTTGTTCAAAGTTTCAATTGTTGCATATTTCTCAATAGTATTTTCTTTAATATAAAATGTCATATTATATCTTTGAGACCCATGATTGTACTTTGCATCTGCACGAACCCAATAACCATTTTCTAAATCAATATCTAATGTAAAATCACTTGTTTTTATGTATCGTAATCTTTTCATTGTTCTTCATTCTCCTTCATTCTTTTATTTCTAGCTTCTTCATTTTTTCTGCATTGTTCATCAAATTTCAAGTCGGATTCAATTCGTTTTGCAATATTACGGCTGCTATAGTGGGCTGTATCAAAATCTGACGGATAGATAATTCCTCCGAAATGAGAATTTGGGTTGTCATAATCATATCTTGTGTTTTCAGATGTCATGTTCTAATATAATTTTCTCCTTTTCTTTCATTTTGTAGTTGACGCATTTTATAATATTTCTATTTGCTTTTGTATTTCATTTGAATAATCATAATCAGTATCTACTTTCTGATTTCCATTTTTGTCTCTTATAAAATGTCTATAATCAGCAAATACCTTTGGCATAGTAATGAATCCATATTTCTTTTCTTCTTTTTTATATCTAATCCTTTTTCCTTCTCGGTGCTTAATAATATTCATTACATCTAATATTTCTACAATCCTTGATATATAACGTTCAGATAGTCCAATGTCCTCTGTGATTTTTTGATATAGCCGGTAGCAGCATAGTGGTTTATTAGGATTTCGATTCATATTTACACGCAGGTAGGATATGAGTAATAAGATATAAGCTGAAGACATTCTTGCTAAATCAATGTCTATACCTTTTAATTCTTCTTTGAAATTTAGAATTTTCTCTAATTCATCAAAATAGATAATTCCAAAATTATCTGGTACATCAAATTTCTCTGTATTAATTTTGATATTGTAGTAATCAGTTGAGTTTTTCTTCTCTTTTGCTAATCTCTCAAAATCTGGACAAGATTCAAAATATCCATAGTGGGAGAGTAATTCTAATACTTCAAGATATTTGTGATTTATCTTTCCATCATGGTAATTTGGTTTCAGGTGTGACCAGTGGCACAGTTCTGAAATACTAAATGCCACTGTATCATCTAATGCTCTACGAGAACACAGGTAAGAGAATATAATTACTCGCTTATCACCAAGTTCTTTGTTGTAGATTATTTCTCGTGGTATCTTTACATAGTTAGGCAAGTTATCACCTACCTAATCGTCTAATTTGCTCATTTTCAGTTGGTTCTTCTTAGGAAGTTTGTAATTGTATTTTTCTACAAATAACTTTGCATATTTCATAGAAGTTTTTTTAGTACGAATATCTGACTCTGCATCCTTTTTGATATCTCGAATATTTTCACGAGATAATACTTCAATTAATCGTTTCCTATCAAACTTATCTAAATAAGTTTCATAAAAATCAAACATTCCTCGTAAAAAACTCCAATGTAGAGAAACTGGATCGCCATTAAAACAAGATTTCACTATATCTAGGCATTCAATAAATTCTTCTTTTTTTTCATTACTGATATATTCCTTATAAATTCCTAGCAATTTAGCTGGACACCCAATTCTAAAATCATTTCCAGATTCTTCACCATAAATATCTAGTTTGAATCCAAGAGATTTCACACAATTATTAAAATCTTGTTCATCTTTGTTATT